TGTTGTAAATCAATCTAAGGATGGTTTGCAAACTTTATCTACATTTAGAAATTTGACAGATATTGTATATGACCAGAATAAAAAATATCTCACTGACTTACAATATGAGTTTGATGAGATAGAGATTACAAGCATGTGGTCCAATCATCTAAAGCCTGGACAATCACATCCACCTCACACACATTCTAATAATTTGCTTTCTGGAGTGTTCTATCTTAACTCAGAATTTCCGGCAACACCAATTCAATTCTTTGATCCCAGACCCCAAGCAAACATTCTGTCTCCAAGAAATGAACCAAACAAATATAATGCAAGCATGATACAGTTCAATTGTTTGCCATGCACAGGATATATTTTTCCTGCTTGGTTACAACACTGGGTTCCTCCCACTCCCGTTGATAGAGTAAGCATATCTTGGAATATTTTAGTTAGAGGTCAGTACGGGGAAACTGAAACTTTCCAAAATGCTAATATCTAAAAAGAACGAAGTCTATCTAAGGTTGATTGATGTTGAGCCATCCATTGCTGCTGAACTCAATGATTTCTTTACCTTTGAGGTTCCCGGCTTTAAATACATGCCTGCATATAGAAGTAAAATGTGGGATGGAAAAATTAGGTTGTACAATATTGTCACAGGTGAGATTTATGTGGGACTTCTTCCCTATATAGAAGAGTATCTTAATAATAATGGTGAAGATTATGAATTCGCAGACGGGATCACAAGTAAAAGAGATGTTGCCAGAAGTGTGGTGCAAGGGTTTGTGCGAGGGCTTAGACCCACCCTTAATGGAAAAAGAATTGAAGTTCGAGATTATCAACTTGATGCCATTGCCCACGCTATTGCCACAAATCGTTCTTTGCTTATTTCTCCTACTGCTTCTGGTAAGTCATTAATAATATATTGTCTTGTTCGTTACTACCAGATGATGGAACTAAAGACTTTGATTTTGGTTCCAACTACTTCGCTTGTCGAACAGATGTATAAAGATTTTGAAGATTATGGGTGGAGTTCTGGAACATATTGCCAGAAAATATATCAGGGACATGACAAGAAGGTAACAAAGGATGTTGTAATATCTACTTGGCAATCTATTCACAGAATGCCTAGACAATACTTTAGACAGTTTGGTACAGTGTTTGGTGATGAAGCGCATTTGTTTAAAGCAAAGTCTCTTACAGGTATTATGACAAAACTTGACACCTGTAAGTATCGTTTTGGACTGACAGGCACACTAGATGGAACTCAAACACATAGATTGGTATTAGAAGGATTGTTTGGTAAGGCAAAATATGTTGTAACCACCAAAGAATTAATTGATGATAAAACATTAGCTAACCTAAAGATTGATTGTATAATTTTAAAATATCCCAATGAGGATAAACAAATAGTAAAGGACTTTGAATATGCCGCAGAACTGGAATACATCGTCACTAAGGCTGAAAGGAATACTTTCGTATGCGATCTTGTGGGCCATCTTAGTGGCAACACTCTCGTTCTTTTTCAGTTCGTAGAGAAACATGGTAAGATTCTGTATGATATAATACACGATAAATACAAAGACAGAAAAGTTTTCTTTGTATATGGTGGTGTAGCTACAGATATCAGAGAAGAGATACGAGAGATTGTAGAAAATGAAAAGGATGCCGTTATTGTTGCGAGTTATGGTACTTTCAGTACTGGTATTAATATTCGCAACATCAACAACATCGTGTTTGCAAGCCCCTCGAAAAGCAAAATCAGAGTGCTTCAGTCGCTTGGGCGTGGGTTACGACAACAAGGAGGGGATAAGACCTTACGACTTTATGATATATCCGATGACCTCTCTCTCGATTCTAAACTAAATTTCACTCTAAGACACTTTAAAGAAAGACTAAATATATATGATGACCAGAAATTTGATTATGAAATTAAAAGGATAAACTTAAAATGAACACAGATTCTTATAAAGTTTTGAAATTGTCTAATGGCGAAATGATCATTTGTGAAATAAATGCATTCAATAACGATGTATACGATATTATGAATCCTTTAAAGATGGAAATTTCACTAATCCGAAATTCAAAAAACGACTTGGGCGAGACATTAAATCTGACGCCCTGGCTGCAACACTTCACAGACCAAAAATATTTCAATATAGAAAAAAATCACTGCATCTTAATAACTGATGCCTCCGTAGGATTGTCGAAGTATTATGAATATGTGATGCTTAGAATTGATGATAGCTGGGATAACGGAGATAAGTTAATTCCCGAAGATGATACAGACAATGATGATATATATGATGAATTGTTAATGAATATTAAAACAGATTCTAAACTTATTCATTGAAGACTCCACATAGTTAATATAGACAATTTTTTACCCTTTGTCAATACCCCTTTTGGACATATTTGGGTATTGACAAATGTACCCTTTTGGTGTATGATTATATAATATTTAAAGGAGTAACAATGGCAAAGAAAAAAAGTATTCATTACGTGGATAATAAACAATTTCTTAAATGGATGATCGAATGGAGAGAAGAGTGTGAAAAAGCAGATGAAATATTACCAGTTACTGAAGATATTGGTGAATGTTTTTTAAAAATTGCTACTCATTTAGCATATAGGCCTAATTTTATCAACTATACATATAGAGATGACATGATTTCTGATGGTATTGAAAACTGTTTACAATATGTTAAAAACTTTAATCCAGAGAAATCCAACAACCCCTTTGCATATTTTACACAAATAATTTACTATGCTTTTCTTAGAAGAATTGCGAAAGAGAAAAAGCAAAGTCATGTTAAAAATAAAATAATTGAAAGAGAAGTATACGATTCATATGTTACTATGGATGGAGATGATTCAGTATATAATATTGAAACTATTGATTTGGGTGCATTCTTACCAGAAGAAGATGTTTATAAACCAAAGAAAAAAGAGTCAGCAAAGAAAAAAGGGTTGGAAGTTTTTATGGAGAAAGACACTTGAAAATTGCATTGATTACTGATACTCATTTTGGCGCTAGAAATGACAACGCAAATTTTAATGATTATTTTTATAAGTTCTATGAGGGTGTGTTCTTTCCATACTTACATCAGCATGGCATAAAAACTTGTATTCATTTGGGTGATTTTATGGATCGTAGGAAATTTGTTTCGTATAAGACTGCGAAAGATTTTCGTGAAAGATTCATATTGCCATTCAGCCAACTGAAAGTTAATTTACACATGTTGGTTGGTAACCATGACACCTTCTATAAGAATACCAACGATGTGAACTCACTACAGGAGCTTGTGGATGGTAAATTTCGTAACATCAAGGTATATTCAGAAGCACAAGAGGTAGAGTTTGATGGGTGTAAAATTCTTTTCATGCCTTGGATAAACAGTCAAAACTATATTCATTCTATGGGTATGATTGATGAGACAACTGCTCAAATTTGTATGGGCCATTTAGAGTTGAATGGCTTTGAGATGCAGAAGGGTATGTATATGGATCATGGCTGGGACAAACAAGAGTTTAGAAAGTTTGATACAGTTATGAGTGGTCATTATCATCACAAGTCAGATGATGGTCAGGTGTATTATCTCGGCACACCATATGAACTTTATTGGAATGATTGGGAAGACCCAAAAGGGTTTCACATATTCGATACAGAGACAAGAGAGCTTGAGCGTATTGTAAATCCATATAACATCTTTTCCAAGATTTACTATGATGATACGGTATCAACATTCGATGACAATCATGATATGTCTGTCTACAAGAATAAGTATGTGAAACTGGTAGTAGTCAATAAGAAAGATTTGTTTCAATTTGATAGATTTGTAGATAAGCTCTTGGCCGCAGACTGCCATGATGTCAAGATCGTTGAAGACTTTTCAGAGATGGATGCAAGCAATGTATCAGACGATATCGTTGAAAATTCAGAAGATACGATGACACTGCTGGAAAAATATATTGACGAGTTGCCCGTAGACCTAAGTAAAGATAGACTGAAAAATACAATGAGAACCTTATATACTGAAGCACAAGATTTGGAAATCTAGGAGTAAGTAATATTATTAATTTTGAAGTGGTGAGATGGAAGAATTTTTTAAGCACCGGCAACAACTTTACCGAAATACAACTAAACAAGGAATCAACAACACTCATCATTGGTGAGAACGGCGCAGGGAAATCTACTGTGCTTGACGCACTATGCTTTGGGTTGTTTGGTAAACCTTTTCGTAACATCAATAAACCACAACTTCTCAATACTGTTAATGGTAGTGGATGTATTGTTGAGGTGGAGTTTAGGGTTGGTGGTAAGAATGTAAAGGTTGTTCGTGGCATCAAACCAAATGTATTTGAGATTTACATCAACGACAAGATGTATAATCAAGATGCGAATGCCAGAGACTACCAGAAGTATCTGGAACAGCAAATCCTAAAATTGAACTATCGTAGTTTTACACAGGTTGTTATTCTTGGATCATCCACATTTGTTCCTTTCATGCAATTGAAGTCACGGCATCGTAGAGATGTTGTTGAGGAAATTTTGGATATCCAAATCTTTTCTTTGATGAATATGATCCTCAAACAGAAACTAAAAACAATTGATGATAGTATGAAGGATATTCAATACAAAGCTGCTCTAACTTCTGAAAAGATTTCTCTGAAAGAGAAGTATATTGAAGACTTACAGGCTAACAAACGAATGTTGTTGGTTGATAAAACAAATGTCTTGGCTGGTAATGAAGAAGAGATTTTCAAGAAGAAGAGAAAGATTGCTGACCTTCAAGATGATATTGATTCGATGCATGAGAAGATATCTAATGCATCAAAGATTGAGGAGAAGTTCACCAAGCTGAAAGACATTCAATCTCAGCTGAAAGAAAAACATAGGGCCCATAGTAGACTTGTTGGTTTCTTTGAAGACAATGAGGATTGCCCTACTTGTCAACAACACATTGATGAGGTTTTCAAATCTACTATGGTTACAAAAAAGAAAAATGAAGCTGACAAGTTGTCTACAGGAATGGATGACCTCAAAGATGAATTTAATG